CACTGGCGACAGATCAAAACCCTGCGCCACAGGACTACTGCTCCGCTTCGGGCGAACCCGTTTGGAGATAAACTTAAGCCCCTTTTGCATATGGGGCATAGCCCAAGTTTTGCTCCACTCACGCGAATCCTGATCTGTCCAATCCATTAATAAAGTCTAACTATACGCAGATTCTAACTTTGTCTAGTATAAATATATTAAAAATTAAGCTGTTTGTGCAGCCATCGGGGGTCGGCCAGCGGGCCTTGCCGTTTTCTCAAGAATAGAACTGCGGGTTTTAAGATCATTAAGAGCCATCTGCTGACGGATCGTTTCCATCTTCTGTTGATGAGTTTCTTGGTTCATCATGCGTTTTTCCTGCATTTCCGCCAGCTTGAGTTGCGCCTTTTGCATTTCCATTTCCATCTTGGGATCAATCTGTCCCTGCGGCTGTTGCCCAGCTTGCATAGCCTGTTCTTGTGCTTTGGTCTGTTGGGCCATCATGCGATTGATCACCTGTTGCTCAAGCTCATCGATATAAGCTGTGAGGTTCTGGAGTTGGCGCTTGAGTTCGCGAACTTCTTGCGCCCTATAGCTATTGTTAGAGAAGAAGACAAGGTGTTCGGTCACATGGTCTGCGGCTGGACGCAAGATCTGCATTGCTTGCTCATCAGCCATTTGCTGTTGGCGATGGGCCTCAATGATCTCGGCAATCATCGGGATATGGGCCTCAATATGCACAGCATGGTTTTGGCTATCGTGAACCATCTGCGGAATGCCCTGACGGAGGTTGCCGTTCTCAAGGTTGGCGATATCAAAATCCACCACACGGCGCGGGCCTTTGTCGGAGACGAAAAGGTTGACCTTCTGCCAGCCCACACCAGAGATACCAGCAATGACGGAACGCAGGGTATTTTCTTTGCCCTTCTCGTCCATCAAGGAATAAAGCTCCATGAGTTGCTTGCTCGCCATTTCGGTCATCACGGGGCTTCCATCACCCATGGCGCGGAATGCTGTAACCTTGAGGAACTGGCGCATACGCTCAATAGAGACCCCTCGACGCGCACAACGGCGGCGGAATTCAAGGGCGAGTTGCCCGCCCTTATCATTAGCAGTAAGCAGAGGATTGACAGCCCTGCGGTATTGTTCGGTCAAAAGCTTGTTGTAAGGAGTGTAAAAAAGTTCCAGTGCTGCGGCGTTGAGCGTTGACTCTTGGCGGGCTTGCTGGACAACTTCCGTAGCAGAGCGGGCTTGGCCGTCTGGAGTAGCCTGACGCGAACGATAGCTACCCGTATTATTCTGCAACACTTGACTCATCAGATTATAGACAGGAAGACCCTGCGTAGCAATCGAAGGCGGTTGAAGTTGTATCGGGGTTAACCCACTAGGGATGAACGTATAAGGCCCGACCTCAATGTATTGAAAGTCTTGGATGGCCTCGGCGTCACCCTGTAACTGGATAAGTCCAGACGTAATCGCGGCTTGTGCCGATTGACAGAGAACGCGATTGGAAATCTGGATCTGGTTGTAGATCTTCTGCTTGAGTCCGCGAATTGTGTGGAACGTCCCCTGTCCGACTCCGTAGGTGAAGATGACGAAGCACTGGTTGACATTTCCATAGCGGCTGTAGCGTTCGTAGAGGAAATCCGAAGAATCGCGGGAACCGATAAGTTGGGTAAACTTGCCATCAAATTCGCGGTTGTAGCCATAGATTAGCTGGGCGCGGTGGTAAGCTGATTCTCCAGCATAAAGGTCATTCTCCTTGATTTCGCGCTCAAAGTCTTCCCAGTGGGCGGTGTAATTTTTCCACTGATCGCGCTTGGTCGAAGCTTTCCAGATAGCCTGTTTAACGGCATTGAGATTCCAGCCCAGTTCTTTCGCGGCTTTGGGATTGCGGATATAGCGGTAAAGCTCGCTCACACTCATGGAGCGTTGGACGATAGCAACTTCAATAGACTCATCTGATACTTTTGTATCACGGGCCACCTTGAAGTCTTTGAGTCCGCATGGTTCCCAGAAGATTGACCTTTCATCGGGCCACATGGCCACCCCGACCCCGTCACCCACAAACTCGCGGGAAAGAAGCTGCATGTTGTAGGCATGGTCGCTCCATTCTTTAAGCATCCAATCAAATTCCTCAGAGATGATCTCGGAATCCTCATTGGAGTCCCCCTGATAGGATTCCATAATGACATTGGCAATGCGAGGCACCCCGTTCTGGAGTTCGATATACGGGGCCAAGGCGGCTTCCATGATGGCATTGGCTTCCCCGAAGTTGGCATTGACCACATGGGTTAATCCCTTGCTTTTCAGTTCTTCGGCATCGTAGGGGGCCTCGCCGTTGACCAAGGCTTGCGCCCGCGCCCGAAGATACGCCGCATCCTCATCTTGTTCGATATACTTGTTGGCGATTGCCACAAGGCTATCCGAAGATTTAATGCGTTTTTTCGGGGGACTACCACTCTCTGGTAGATTTTCCAGTTCTGCGTTACCTGTTGCCATTAAAGTAGAAAGTCTAGGTTAGTTGTTGGTTTAAGTCAATTTGTTAGTCAATTACATCTATGAATGTGCCATATACCGAAAAATAGGCACTATTTGCGTTTGTATTAGTTGTAAACAACCCTACATCAAAAGCAGAAAGGTTTTGACCAGCGTTATTGGTTGGGCCTCCCAAAATAGTAGCATTGGTATTGTTGGTTGGTGCTGCGGAATTTAGACCAACGTAAAGTTTAACCTCTCCATTGGTTTTATTTTGTTCTACACCAATCCAAAATCTTTGATCTTCTGTTCCAATATTAACCCATGATCCGTTTGTATTGGTTGTTCCATTGTGGGCAATTAGCCTAACCTGATTGGTTGATCCCCCAGATTTGGACAATTCAAAACCAACCGCCCTGTTTATTGGATATTCCGCAATATTTGTTGCAGACGGCCAATTATTTCCCAAAACGGCCCGCACTGTTCCGTGGCTTGGAACAGCCTCAAATCTTACCCAAATAAAATGACTATCACTTCCAAATAGGGTTCCCGATCCAGCGGCACCTCTAGAATTTACATCGCGAGCCAAACGAATGGCAGTTTTCCCAGATGCATTTGTTCCAGAAACTTCTGTTGCTATAATTGAATTTGAAACCTCCAATGTTCCGTTTATATTTTCAGTCAAAAGATTGGCAAAAGTTGGAATTGTTCTGTTGAAAATGCGATCATTAAAATAAGAGGTTGACGCAACAACACTGTTGATTGAGTTAGAGTTGGCCGTCCAAAAATTAGTTGGACGCTGAACTGTATTATTGGTGTCTACCATGACAGCGCGGAAGTTGGTTTGGCCATAGGCCAAACCTGAAATTAGAAAAAAAATTACGATAAATAGTTTCATAGTATTACGGTTCCCAGAATGAAATAGCTTTCCAGTCAGCAGAAGATGATGTTCCCGCTCCGATATAGGCAATACCTGTAGATGTATTGATGTATTGTTGGCCAATAAATTCGGGAGCAGATGTGGGTGCGGATGTTGCTAATTCAGGATCTCCAGACCCAACAATATTTCCAGAAGTTCCCCCAGAACGAGAAACCGACTTTATTCCTTGTTTAAATTTTAATTCAATTCCATTAGAAGGGGCGGCAACTGGCCCATCAACCCTTAACAAGGAAAGTGTTGTGATATCGTATATTTCTGTATTTGCTTTTACAAAAATTGGAGATGCATATCCACTTCCACCACTATTAACCGCTACCGAAGTAACTTGATTGCCAGAAACGGATGCCGTAAACAATGCTCCAGATCCGCGAATTGGAGAAACAAACGAGGACGGCGCAACAACAGCCGTTGGGGGCGAGGTATAATTTGATCCTCCGCTTGTAACAACAACACTTCCAGAGTCAATAATTCCATTAGTTGCCGTGCAATATCCAGCAGCACCAGACCCACCACCGCCGCTAAACGAAAGAGCGAATCTAGTTGTAATGTTATCCACATAAAGAAACACATTAGATCCATTCCAATAAACCTTAGAAATAATTGGAGATATCGTTGATGTGTGAATATGTTGCGATATTGAAAGACGCAAATCAGTTGCTGCATTATATCCGCTGGATGCAACGCTAAATTTTGTATGCTGTAATTTATAATTTGAAGTGTCGTTTGCTATATTACTTCCATACTGAGACTGACCCCCAACCCCTATTGTGTAAGTAAATGCACTATTTCTACTTGCAACCATTCCAATTTTATACCATCCAATCTGAGTCGGATAAAATGGAAGTTCAACATCTTCTAAAAATACATGCTCAAGTCCATCAGCCACTGGAGAAGCATACGTTCTTTCTACATTAATTAATGTAAGTCCTTTTGATGTTTTTTTAGTATCTGCTCCACCAACCCGCATAAAGGCAAAATCCCATCCTTCAATACGATTGTTAATAAATTGAGCTTCAGTATCGTTAAGAATTGCTGCATATTTTTTTGATGCGTTTTGTTTTGCTTTTAAAACGCATCTATTATTGGATACAACAATATTTGTAGCATTGCTAGAACCACCAAGATTTATTGCGTTGTGACCATTAAAATTAACATTTGATCCCGTTCCAATATTTCCGTCCCAAGTGTGGTTTGTATTGTCTGGAAGATTGTGTGCAACAATATAATTTCCATCAATAAGAATATTATCGCCTCCCGATATGCTGATTCCAGTAAGATCCCTATTTTCTAGAGGTAATGATTCTGGAAAAACTATTTCATTGTTTTGTATTCTTCCGTTTCCAAGTAAAACACCAATTCCGCCCTCGCAATATTTAATAAGATTATTTGAAATAATTCCATCCCAATTAGTCGTTAATATTGCAACAATTCCATTTCTTGTGTATCCTCCAAGCGGAGATGTTCCATCAATAATGTTATTGGAAATCAAAGAATAAGACTTATTCTTTATTGGTGGCGAGTTAAATCCAAAATCATTAATTGCTTCATATGTAAAATATGAAATTGAATTATTTGTAATAATTCTTTTCTTCTGTCCACCAATTGCAATTGGGCCGTCTCCACACCTAAACACTGTAAAGTCACCGCTTGCTATATTTGCAATTGGGGAAAAATCTGTTGGCCCGCATATTCCAATGTTTCCATCAATATATGCGGTTTGTATCGCTTCTCCGCCACTGGCACAAAAAATACCAGCAATCATAGGCTCGCCACCATTGGATGATCCAGCAGAAGCCGCTCCCCATGTTTGTCTGCAATAGTTTCTAACAAAATAAACATTCTCAGAATCGTAAATTTTTAAACCAGTAAAAAAATCCCAAAATTCACAATCATAAAATGCAGAATATTGTCCACGCTTTCCTCCGTTGTTTATCAAGTGAAAAGCATAAGTGTTTGCAAAAGGCACCCTTGTTTGTGATTGTGAAGATGCTTTTAATGGTCTTTCGCCAGTTCCGCCAAATCTACTTTTGAAAATAATATTTTCGCAGTAAACGTTTATTTTCCCCTCAACCCAAAAAAAGTTAATGTAGCTGTTATTAGGCGCGGGATTTTCATCGTTCCCCCAAAGACCTGATGTCAAAACAGCTTTTTCGCCAAGCAAAATTAATTGGCGTTCGGTATTGGTTGTGTTTAACACGTTTATAATGTCTTTTTGAACCAGACCAGTAGAACCAAAATTTCTGCTATATGATCCTGTTCCATCTGTGAATGTGGCAAGTTCATAAGTCCCAGATGGAAAAAATACGGCTTTATTATTAGCCACCGCATAAGCCACAGCGGAACGAATGGCTGGCGCGTCATTCGCAATTCCATTGCCAACAGCCCCAAAATCTTTGACGTTTACGGAATCGGCAAATCTAGCGGATAACGTCCTTGCAGTATTCGACCCCGAAGCCAAAACACTACCACTTCCTGCTGTAGATGACGGCAATGCCCCGACAATACGGCTATCATCTCCTTCCGCATAGGTGCCTGCGGTGATGCCAGCTACTACTGGTAATGGGTAATATGCAGAGAGGGAGGCCATTGACTATTTAGTATATCTGGATTCGGGGTTGGAGGCGACTATTATGTTTCGGGGTTCGGGCTGGCGAGGTCAGCCACCGCCTCGGCACTCGCCTCCGCAAAGCTCGCCTGCGGCTGGCCGAAAGCCTCCGCTGGTGCGGGTGTCGGGGATGCGGCCCATGAAAGCATCACGCCCTCCAGCCATGTCTTCGCGGCGGTCATCTTCGCGCCGAGGGGTTTGCCTGCTTGGAGCAGGGCCATTTCAAAACGCTGCAATGCGAGCGTCTGGTAGGGCGAGAAGTATTGGCTGACGGCTTGTTCGGCGGTGATTGTCGCCACAGGCGGCACACTCCAAGCTCCATCCTGCCACACGGCATCCGCTGACGGCGCGGCGGGCTGCTCGGCCCAATCATCAGCCTTCGGATTGCCAGCGGCCACCCAAGCAGCCATCTGCTCGCCAAGGTCACGGACATCGTTGGGGTCGGAAATGCGGTAGTAGAGATTAGGCATAAACTCGCGGATGATCGACAACAGTTGTCGAGTTGTTGGTAAGGGTGTTCCCCTTGAGATCGATTAAATCGCGAACCAACGGCGCATACAGCACAAGCCCCTGTGGCGATACTTTGTCGGGCGTCATACCATCGGCCAAAGACGCCACTTCGTCGGCGGAAAGCGTGGTGTTGTAGATAGCGACTTCGGCCATGCGGGCATTGGCTGGAAATTGAAACCCAGAAAATGCGCGGCGTCCTATTTCTACGGCGGCGGTTTGTTGATTGATTGGGCCGACCGCAACTGTGGAAAATGCTTCTTGCGAGCCATTAACATACAGCCTCAATTCAGAGGTGCCATCCGTGACAAATTTGTAGGTAAGGCAAACGTGATACCATGTATCGGTAGCGCCGACTGTAGTGCTGTTAAGCGTAGTCGAAGTTGTGTTGTTCTTAAAAACCTCACAGTAAAATCTGTTGGCTGTTCCACTAAATGCTTGCCTCATCAGCGTATAGCATCGTGTGGTCGAACTTGCATCGCGGGTCACATACATATGGGCCGTTTGCCCCACAGCCGAAGATGTGGGATAAACCCAACACGCTACGCTCATGTTGTTTTGCGGATTCAGTGCAGCCGCATTGCCGCAAGCGATATATTGGCCCACGGTGTCGCTTGTTCTGGCGAATGCCCTTGCCATTACGCCGCGCTCCTTACTTCAACAGCGACCAACTCCGCATCGCCCGTCATGGTGTCATTGGTCGCATCGTCCGCATTGCGGAAGACCTTCAGCCGAAATCTGTCACCCGCCGCCAGCGAGTCGATCGCCGTGGCGGTGATCTCGGTCACTGTCTCGATGCCACTTGTGCCGTTGGCCGCGCTGTGCGCTTCCGTGGCGGTGTCGAATGAGTCCGTGTCGAGGTCTGTGCCAGACTTCTCAAACTGAACGCCCCATCGGCAGTTGCCGCTTGTTGCGGTGCTTGCCATCCAGTGAAGGAAAACTTTGAGGCCGCTGCCAAGCGATGCACCTTCGGGGATGACGCCGACAAATACTGCGCTTTCGTCTGTGGCGGCATCGAAGTCGAGGACGGCGATTCCTGTGCCGCGTGTGTCGAGGGTGGCGAAGGCGGTGCTGGGCGGCTGGTTGTGTTCGGCGGTGAAGACGGCGTAGGTCTTTGATCCTCCGCTGGCCGTGGCCGAAAGCGTATCGCCCGACACACTCAGCCCGCTGCCAATGATAAAGCCAATCGCCTTGGATTCCGAATCGTCCCACCCGTAGAGCTTGTCGGCAGCCAGATCGTCGGCCACAAGGTCGCTGCCGCTCACGCTCAGGATATCCGCGAGGGTCGTGCCGACTGCGGTGACGCCCGATCCCGTAGCCGAAAGCTCCCCCGCCGACAGGCTCAAGCCCGAGCCGATTTGGATCTCCTCGACGGCCCCTGTGCCGCTGCTCGTTCTTCCGATTAAGCGGGCGCTTGCTTGCGTTAGGCCCGATGATGTGATGGAGCCGCTGGCGGCTGCGCCTGTAACGTCTGCGACAAGGTGCGTGTGGTTGCCTGCGGCGACTTCGGTGGAGCCTGTGCCGACAGGGAGGCGGGCTACGTCGAGGGTGCCAGAGGTGATGCGGTCTGCGCCGTGAGCATCAACGGGGACGATGGCCCAAAAACTACCGCCAGTTTGCCATCTAAAAGTAAACGAGCGACCTTCGTTATCTTTCGTTCCAAGGTCTGCAAGCGTTGATCCTCCTGCGCTTGTCTTTACAAGAATGCGACCGTTGGCAATGTTTCCAGAGCGAATCAACTGAAACAAATCTGCATCTTGGTTGCCCGTGGTTGGCAGGAGGACTTCGGTGTCGGTGCTTAGTGTTGTCGAAATCGTTATGCGGCGGGCGCGACCAGTTGCCAAAGTTGTAGGTGACGCCGAAATTGATTCTTCAAAGACCGACCATTGAAATATGGCCCCAATATCGCTAGGAGCCAGCGCATCCGTGCCGCCTGTGGCGTGGGAGGCTTTGTGCGCCGTGGGCGTCCTCGCGTCACTTAGGCGAGCATCATTACCCTGACAGGCAGTTCCAGAAGTGGTTCCGTAGCTGACCGTGAGCGTTCTATTGGCCGTAAGATCTCCCCCACCCGTAAGCCCTGTTCCCGCGCTGATGGTTCGGGATGTCGGCACACCTCCGATATTAGTAAGTGCGGTTGCGGGGTTGCTGACATCACTGAGATTGTTTACCTCTAGAAGCGCCCCTTGCGCCGTCAAAAGCCCGCCAACATTGATTGTCCAAGCTGTGAATGGCCCACCGCTTCCTTCTACGGTATCGACATTAACCACCAATGTTGTTCCAGAATAGCTAGTAACAATAGCATGCATATGACGGCTTGCATCATAGACAATCGTAACGTCTTGTGTCGGGGTGTAGCTGAGACCCGACTGGACGGTGAACGTCTTAGATCCAGTGGTTAGTGAATGGGAGGTTGTGGAAGTTGTGAGATAGCGGTCTCCGCGATTTGCCAGCGTAAATGCCGTAGTAGCAATCTGTGTGGTATCAGTTCCAGCAGCAGCAGTAGGTGCTGTCGGGGTTCCTGTGAGTGCGGGGGAATCCAGATTAGCCTTTAGATTTAGTGCGGTCTGGGTAGCTGTTGAGACAGGTTTTGAGGCATCACTTGTGTCATCGACATTACCGAGTCCAACGTCTGATTTGGTCGCGGAAGCACCAACAGTTGCCCGTCCCTTGGCGTCTACCGTGACTTTGGTATAGGTTCCAGCGCCAACCCCTGTGGTTGTTAAAGTCGGATTGGGATAAGTTCCAGTTAGGTCTCCGCCTGCGGGGCCGCTGGGTGCGGTGGAGATAGTTCCCCATTCGGGGGCCGTGGCCCCACTATTTACCTTTAAGACTTGCCCTGCTGTGCCGATTGGGAGGCGTTCGTTGACTAGCGCCCCGCGATAGAGGGTATCACCTTGATTCGTTAGGATAGATTCTCCTCCACCTCCAGAAGTGCCATAGCGAGGAAGAATCTGCCATCCACGGGTCGATCCCGTATAGATCATCGTGAAATATGCACCCTCTACGTTACAGATGAGGTTTTCTTCAAGACTTTCGATTCTTTGTCCGTTTCGGGCGATGGTCAGAGGATTGGTATCGAAGGTCTCCGAGTAGTCGAAGATATCAATGGAATCACCAGCATTCGGGCTTGCGGGCAGGGTCAGGGTAAAGCTACCACCAGATGTATCAGCAGCGATGTTCTGCGAGTTGGTAAGAGTCTGGTTGGCGGTGACTACCGTGTAGTTGATGTTGGCCTGCGGGCCACTAGGCCCAGCAGGGCCGCGCTCCACCACCTCAATAATCTCAATCTCCCTCTCTGTAATCTCAATAACCTCTTGGCTCATCGGGCGATCTCCTGATAGACTTTAGCTTTACCTGTAGCAAATGCGATATAGGTGTAGCCGAGGTAGAGTTCGATTTCGTAGACGTTGTCGCCTGCGGTGAGGTTTGCGGCTTGTGTGGCGGTGATTTCGATTTCGATGGTGCCAGCGCTTCCGCCGAGGGTGATCCCGCTTCCAGAGGTCAATGTGAGCAATGTGGCGCTATCCTTTGCGCACTCCCGAATGACCATGTTGGCCCCGTAGCCCGAAAGATTGACAGGGACGTTTGATTTCCCCTTGCAGGACTTGGTCAGATAACGAAATTTCGCCGTCCATGTCTTTCCTTGGACGATTTCAATATCTTTCTCAAGTCTCCAGTAGTTGGTCATTTATACAGTGGAACACGGAAGCTGACATTGCTTCCATTGGTTTGTACGGTAACCTCCATCCAAGCAACATAGTTGTTAAAATTTCCCGCATTTGTCGGGTTGGAATTCGTGGCAAACACTGCTGCTTGGAAATTGGCATTGTTGGTGTTGGTTAGGGCTGGGAGGCCAAGGCCGAGGTTGGTGCGTGTAACAGCTATATTTGTAATAGTTTCAGTAAAATAAATTGCACCTTCCAACGTGAGATTATCTCCAGAAAGATCTGACGCATTTACTTGATTAAACACAACATTGTTTGACGCCCCCAAACCAAGATTCGTCCTACTTGCTGCCGCATTTGCTGCTGCATTGGTGCCCGAAAAGAAGATAGGCTCAACATAAGAGATGTTGTCGGCCAATATCCATGCTCCACTTCGATACATCAATAGAACCGTTTCATCAAGCTGGTTGAGAGTGATTAGATTGGTTGCCGCGCCCAATTGCCTGATAGCTGTCACTGCATTGGTTGACTGGGCTAGATGAATAATAGTTGCTCTATCTCCTTCAAATGTGGTTGCGGGATTTGTGGGTAATGTCACCGTATTCGTGACCCCCGAAACCGAAGGAGAAAGGCTGAACAGGAATAGATTGCGGCTATTGGTTGCGGGATTTGTAGATGTTCCAGTAATATTGGTCTGGTATTGAACTGTTGTGGATATCGGAGCCACTTGCCAGAAGTTGGTAGGGCTTACCACCTCTCCGTTTGTGTTGACTAAAACTGGATTGGTATTAGATCCGAAAAGTGCTGCTTGGAATGTTGCAGCGTTGGTGTTGGTGAGGCCCGCCCAAGGAACGCCAAGATTGGTTCTCGCCGTTCCAGCGCCAAACGCTGTATAGCTAAACCCATCCCAGCCAACAAAAGCTGGTGTTGCGGTGGAAATATTTGTAACCACTTTTGAAACTGTTCCGCCACTATTTATTTCCAAAAGCCCTCTACCAACAGTTGATACACCTTCAAAAAGGAGAGGCCCATTAAGATAGATTCCATTGCTTGCGTTGACAGCAAACGTGTTGTTGCCGCGAGAACTTCCAGCAGTCCCACCTTGCGGAACTCCGTTAAATAGAAACGCGCCTTGGTGTCTCATATTGCCCAACAATCCCATAACAATTGACCCACCAGAGCCAATTGGCATATTGGTAATTGTATTAGCCCCCCCAAAAGCAAAGCTTACACTTGCCGTAGAATCTATAAAATTTTGTCCTCCAAATGCAGATGAATTATCTGTGGAAAGATTTGTATTAAAAGTTCCAACAGAAAGACCAGTAAAAGCATTGTTTGTAGTTCCAAGCCCGATAGCATTACGGAAATTTGTGGCATCTGTATTAGTAAGCGCAGACCAGCCCAATCCAAGGTTTGTTCTTGCGGTTTCGGCGTTGGTGGCTCCAGTTCCACCATTAGCAATAGCCACTGATCCAGAAATATTGGCCGCTGTTATGTCTGTTAACCCTGCGCCACTTCCGTTAGTGCGGAGAAGCAATGTTGGAAAATTTGTAAGATTAATTGCGTTTCCATCTGTTGCCAAAGCGCCAATTGCGGTTCTAGCGGCTGCTGCGTTTGTGGCAATAAACACAGCATCGCCAACTATTGTAGAACCAAGATTCTGACGAGCGTTGGCTGCGTTTGTTGCTCCTGTACCACCACTGGAGATAGCAAGAGTTCCCCCAATATTTGTAAATGTAACTGTAGAGATATTAGATGCGGGGATAATTCCAACCAGATTGGTAGCCTGAAGATTGCTCAATGCCCCACCATTGCCAGTCGCCAAATTAGAAAGCGCGGAAGAGGCGGGTTGAAATGCGGATACTGGACTTGTAGCCGCTGTTCCCAAACCAAGTCCCGTGCGAGCATTAGAAGCATCGGCGCTCCAGAAGTTGGTGGGTTGGACTACGGCATTATTGGTGCCGACAAGAACGTTCCGAGTTTGCCCGAAGCCCGAAACAACCAAGGCTCCACTGATAATAAGTGAGAGAATATATTTCATTTTACATTAATCGCTTCCAAACCCTTTTAGTTCCTGTTTGGCTATCATAGTCATTCGGCCTGATAATAAAAGGATCGTTTTCTGCATCTGTTCCATTGGTTAATTGATAAATTGATGGAATGCCGCTAATTACTAAAAATACCACAATCCCAACGGCATAAGTTCCGCTAACGGTATTCAAGGAATCCAAATCTGTAGCCGCTCCACCAGTTAGTCCAGTGATTGATGGCTCTACCCGAAGGATGTTGACACTTGGAGTTTGGATTGGAGTAGAACTAACACCAATAACACTGGAACTTGGGATGGGGATACAGATCTTGCTCATTTATCGGGTAACCTCTGGTGAAATGATAACATTGCCTTGCAGGATTCGGGTTGTGACGGCCCCATTGTAAAGCTCAAGGTCATATACGGCTTTATCACAGACCGAGAGCGATGCCGTGTCAGATGCCGAAATAGTAAGCCTAATAGATCCTGTAGCCTCATTCAAGACGATTCTACCATTAGTTGTAGACAATTCAAGAATTAGTGCTTTGGATTCGGGCTTTGACCGAATGTGCATCTTGGCCGTAAATCCCGTAAGATCCACGGGAGCCGATGGTTCGCCCGTCTCATAAAACAAAGTTTGATTAAATGTTGCCCCCTGAAATATGCAAATATCAGCTTCGGCAATCGGTAGTTGAGCCATAAATGGCAAATAGAATCTACCAATTCTTCCTTATAGTCAAGGCTTGTTTGAGTTTTTTAAACGTCTCTTTGTTGAGTCGTTTCTTTTCCTCAATCGCCTCACTACCCGCCATGGCTCCGAATACTTTACGAGCAACAAACAATCCTACAGCAAATGAGTCAAATAAGTCAGGAGACTTCCCAATCCTCTTTTTCATGTCGGTCTTGGACTCAATAATAATCTTCCGAGTCCTTCGTACATACTTTCTCTGAGTCATCTCCCATGCCAGATCGGGAGTTATTCCCTTAAGTTGTTCGCATTCTAGGAAATAACGGGCCGCAAAGCAGAGTTCAGAAGCCATGTTGTGGAACAATTCCTTGCCGACTTGTGGCTTTCCAGTGGCTTCGTTCCTCATGGCGTATTGGGCGCTGACAGGTAAATCTGAAGCTGCTCCTGCAAAACTTACTGCATGCCACCCCTTTAAGAGTTCCCTTTCTCCAATTGACCAGAAAATACCGCCAGCCGAAGCATCCACACCCATCCATTGATTTGGAATTCCCAACTTAAGAGAAAGATCGTGGATTTGCTGGATCATCTCGTATTGGAAGTCTTCTTGAGATCCCGCCCTTCTGTTGAGGACATACTGCTTCTCGACAGCTATCGCCCACTTACCACTGATTAGCTTGCCATACTTCATGTGGGTAAAGACGAAACGGTCACCTCCCTCAGTGTAGCTTGGATCAATTCCTGCAATATCTTTCGGGGTTCCGTCCCATATTGGCTTGTCTAGCGCCCCATGACGAGCCAATAGGATATCCGAAACAATCGTGGAGTCATCGGCGTCGGCAGGAGGCCAGAATCCCCTAAACTTTCTCCAATACTGTGGGTTAAGTTCTCCAAGTTCTTTTCGGGCCAAGGCCACATCATTGGGTTTGGGAAGAAATGGATATCGGAGTCCCTTGCCAGCATCGAAGGACTGTTGGTTCGGATTGTCGTTCTCTGAATCAAACCTGATGCACACCCCCTCAATACCAGCCACCCGTATCTTCCAGTTTGGCGTTTGCTCATCCACACTCATCCATCCCTTGATGGGTTCGCAGAACTTTCCATGGGGGTCAAAGATGGATGCGGGATTGCCCGCGCCCACGATGTAGAGTTCTTGAGCGCCCTTAAATCCCCATACAGCTTGGGTAATCACGGAAGCCGAACAATCTTGCAACTCATCGATTATCAACACGATACGACGATTCTTTTTACCTTGAAGTCGCTTTTGAGCGTCATCTTTGTATTCGTCACCCGCCGCCAAGAGCATGATAGAGGAAGCATCACTCACCCCTGTTTCGGGGTCGATAATAGCCCCCTCTTCGTCTGAGAGCTTGATGATATCCATGGACTCGATTAGCCTTCCAGAGGCCAGTCCCATGTTTCGGGCTTCGCGATACATCTTGACCAGTGCCGCCCAGATACGCTGCTTGGCGTCAATTTTGCTCGTAGAGACCACAATGGTCATTGTGTTGATCGGGTCGCAGAACCAGTTAACCAAAGCAAATGCCGCCATTCCGTAGGACTTGCCAGAGTCGGTGCCGCCCGCTAAACCCGTGACGCTTCGGACAAATCGGTTCCCCGTGACCTCGTCTACTTCGTGAACAGTATTGCAGAATGCTTGTGCGCTCAGTTCCGCCCACCTGTGCCACTGAAATGTGGGCCATATAGCTGAAACGATATTTCGGTAATGACGGGCTTTTCCTAAACCACCCTCTTCGGGAGTCAGCCCTTGCAGGAAAGCGTCCATCTCAATGCGGATTGGCGTAATCGCCTGTCCGTCTTTGGGTAACCACAACCTCCCGTATTTCTCTATCCCTTGATCAACTGTTGCCATTTATGAAATTTATACTAAACTAATCTGGATGGAGAAAAAGCGCAAGAGCGGAGAGCGGGATTGGGACGCGCCCGAAAACCGTATTAAAAAACAGAATGCATTTCGGCTCTATGCTGCTGGTAGGGACTTGCCAGAGGTAATGAAGGCTTTGGACACCAAGCACAAGCCCACTCTTGAGAAGATGATCTATAGCGAGAAATGGGACGAATACACCAAGATCTGGCAGGAAAATCCCGAAGCAGAGAACCTCTACCCTTGGGATAAAGAGCGTCCAGCAGCCCTAGTTGCCCCTCCCGCCAGAATGGAGGAGATGGATAAAAAACGCAGGCTTGAGTGTATTAAGGGATTTTCTATGTATTGTTCAGGACGCACCCTGCGGGATATTGCCGAGGAATTAAAGGTAAGCGAATCTACTGTTTGCTTGTGGCGGGATACCCAACGCTGGATTCAGTGCCGCGAACGTCTGGTCAACGAGCAATCTCCCGCCCCTTGGGAAGATGACGGAATTCCTTCTGTTATGTCGGAAATCACGGCGTCTCTGGAAACCATGAAGAAATCGATTAAATTTTTGACTGGAAAGGTATTGGTCAAGGCCGCTGATGCCGCACAAGACCTAGATGGCATGGAGGCTCTTGGTATGATGAGGAATATCAAGCAGTTGGCAGAAGCTGCTGCCATCAACTTTTCTGAGGGCAACAACCAACAGAATGCAATTCAGATCAACATTGCCACCAAGCTGGAATCCATGAAGATTCCCGAAAACAACACCTATGAATCGGAGTTAATTATCAATGAGTGAAGTGCCAAAATTTTGCTACGAGAGAAAATCAAACGTTCCCCCACAGGGATGGTGGGTGAATTGTCCGATTGTTGGCGAGCCCGTTCGTGGAGGTGATTGGCATGATATGGTTGCGAATTGCGAAAAGCTTTTGATCTCCAAAAACATTACCCCGCCCGTAGATCTTGTATCACAAATAGAACACAATCTTTGTGACAGAATGGCTGGAAATGAAAACTGTGTGCCATGCACCCAAGAAAAACAAACTTTGGGATTTTCTCAAATTGTCCGTTGGGTCAAGGCGATGTATCACTTTGCCAAAGACAACAAATTCCAGCTAGTCGATCAAAATGAAGCGGAGCGCAGGGCCAAAATTTGTGCGGCTTGCCCACATCAAATTGCCACTTCTGGCTGTTGGGGATGTAAGGGAATTGCTGGAATGCTTCCGCATATTGCTGGAGCAAGAAAGACTTCTTATGATATGCAACTAAAGGCTTGCGGGGTTTGTGGATGTTATAACGCTGTGAGCGTCCACTTGCCAATTGATGTGCAGGGTGGAGAAGGATTGAACTTCCCCTCCCATTGCTGGAAGGCTACGCCACCTCAAATCGGGTAATCGCCTTGTTGAAACTCATGTTGGCCACGCCTGTCGGGCCATCACGATGCTTGCCGACAATAAACTCCATGGTGGGATTCTGCTCATGGTCTTGGGCGTCTTCGCTGTGAAGCATGATGACAATGTCTGAATCCTGTTCAATTGCTCCAGATCCCTTGAGGTCTGAGAGGCTGGGGCGTCCACCGCGCTTGTCAGGGTCGCGGTTGAGTTGAGCCAGCACCAGAACGGGAACCTTGAGGGTCTTGGCCAGATCCTTAATGCCACCGCTAATCTCTTCCACCTCGCACACGCGATTGTCTTTTCCGCGCTTGCTATCGCCCTTAACTAACTGGAGATAGTCAATGATGATGAGGTCTAGCGGAGTGCGCTGGTGGGCGCGGCGGGCTACCGCCTTGAGGTATCCAATAGATTTAGCAGAGCTATCATCGCAAATAATTTCGGATGCTTGGATTTCCTGCACAGCCCTTCCAAGGGATTGTTTCTGATGCGGGGTTACGCGACCAGAGAGGATATCGGCAGCACCCACACGCGCCCGCGAGCGGATCATGCGCTCCATGAGGGCAACACTGGTCATCTCCAAAGAGAAGATCAAGACTCGCTTCTTCTGGTTAAGCGCCACGTTTTCGGCAATTTGAAGGGCGCTGGCCGTCTTGCCAACTGCTGGTCTTGCGGCCAAGACAACCATGTCTCCGCCGCGCAAGCCAAACATAAGAAGGTCATCCAGTGGGGTAATGCCAGTGCGAATACCGATACAGGGTTTTCCTGCAATCGTGGATTCGATGTTCTGGGCAGCGCGGTCTAGGGCATTGTTGATCGATAGTTTGCTACCATCATCCATCTCGTAGTCGGCCCTCATCACGGTGGTTTCCGACCAGTTCTTGAGTTCTTCGATCTTTAGCTCGCGGTCTCTGGCTTTGTGAACCATGTCATTGGCCAAGTATTCCAACGACCTTCTGTAGCGGGCTTCTTCCAGCTTGGGATAGTAACGCTTCCAGTTGTTATGGGCTACACACGAAGTTGCGACCTCTGTAATCTTCTGCTCACCCCCGACGATATCGTATTCGTTGGCAGCTTCGATCTCTCCTTTGACATTAATAATGTCTGCCTGCATCCCCTTGGCGATACAGCGCATGACCGCCCGAAAGATGATCTTGTTCTCCTGAAGGTAGAAATGATCTTCCTTTATGGATAAAAGGATCTCGCGCTGATCCTCTGACGGGGCATGACAGAGGCAGGAAAGTATGGCGGTTTCAGCGGATGGTTCAAAGATGACTTCTTGCATAGGAAGCGTTAGACAACCCCTTGGGCCTTTCGTTCACGCTTTCTTTGCAAAATTTCCATCATGGACTGCCTACGGCGTTCGCGCTCTACTTCCGAGATTACCCGCTTTTTCTTGGCTTTTTTGGGCGGTTTTCGCACCACTTCTGTGGCTTTATCGCAAACTGTCCCCAATTGTGTATCATTTTTGACGCTTTGCTCCAATTCCATCGAATTCGATGGTTTTAAACCCGTGGAATCTGACGGCATTGGAAACCCCTCTTGAGCCATTTTGTGGAGAGATCCGTCTTTACACCCGTGGATGACCACAGCTTGGCTGGAGATGACTCTATCTGGGCAAGTGACTCCTTGGACTGCTTGGGCTTCGGGGTCTTCGGCGTAGAAGACAATCTTCCCATCTTTCCATTGGTAGTTGACGCTTTTCCAGTAGGTGCGGATGAGCGAAGTATCGCGGCCAATCTCCATGAAATTCCATCGGCAACGGACATCCCAAGGCTCTGGAACGTTTCCCGATTCCCTATAAGCCAAATTGTAGGTTGATAGAGACTGGGCCGAAGGACAAAAGTCCAAGAAATTAGGAGGATACACAGCACTACCCACAATCATCTTGTAGATATTTTTCCCATTGGTTGCCATGCCTCCTTCATAGAGGTGACCCATAATGCCGACTTGTTTGTGGTATTCGGCGTCGAGATCGTCAACCCACCCTTCTTTCATGGGAACGCAGTCTGGCTCCCAGAAGTAAAATGGGGTATTGGTTGAGTACATGGCAGCAGCCACATCGGCAAACATCTGATTCGGGCCAAGAGGCCAGCCGTCAAATCCGTCTTGGACAAACAATTGGCCAACTTCAGGAAAGCTTTTCTTTAGTTCGTGGATGATATCAGAAGCTCCAGATGTATCCTTCGTGCAGCATAAAGTCGCCTTATGTCGCATGTTGATGCCAAAAGCCGTAATCGCCTTGGCCGATTCCATGGCTAATTCGGCGTCCCCGTTGTGATAAGCAAAAGCAATATTCACTGTGCGTCGAAGTTGAGCGGCCAAGTCGGGTGGACGGGATCTTCCAAGCGAATGCGAACGTTGTTGTATCCTTGGCCTGTTAGCTTTTCGGACTCAATGGTTGCCTCTTCCTTGCTTAGTCCAGAGGCATGAGGTTCCACAACTTTGTCCCCGTAGCACACAATGTAAGTTTTATTACTTTCGTTCATTTTTTCTTTTTTTTCTCTGATTGATTGATGTATTTTTGAAAAGATTCGGCGCAATCTCTAGCCATCTCGATTTCTGATTCTGGGTCAAAGAAGTAACCGCCACGTTCAGCGAACAACGCTTCCATTGGCATGGGGGTTCCTCGACGGAATCGTGGGCCAACCACGAATGGGGAGACGGAGTCTTCATTGATAACAGTTAAGACTACTTTGAATCGGGCCATGGACTCCAATACTTAATCACACGTTCAAGGATATGTCCAATACCACTCCATCCATGGTGGGGATGGTAATGGCAGGCCCACCTCAATGGAGGGTTTGACTCGTCGTTTTTAATAAGGTAGATTCCCTCAGTATCGGGTTTTATATTATTGTAATCGTTCCAAGTGATCATAGTAGGTATGACAAGAAAAACTCCACTTCGTTCAAAAACTCCACTTAAACGCAGCGGAAGGCTGCGGAGTGCATCCCCCAAACGCCAGCGCGAGTACAATGAGTATACAAAGGTAAAAAAAGCCTACTTGGCACTGCATCCCATATGCGAGAAATGTAAGAAGGCGAAGAGTCAAGATATCCATCATAAGGCGGGCAGGGTTGGTCGCTATCTTTGTGACTACAGTCTTTTTGCCGCGCTTTGCCGATTGTGCCATGATTGGTGCCACGCTAACGGGCGGGAAGCCCGCAAGCAAGGATGGATTATTGATACAGTTCATGTTCCTCAGTATCTGGCGGAAGAGCCTTCAGAAGCTCAATCTCATAGCCAAAGTCAGGCTCATACTGCCGAATAAGCGGGTTCCAAATCTTACCCTTCGGTGCCGTCCAATTGCGGAAGGCGTCAACAGCATTGACCCAACTAGTCTCCAAAGGAGCATTCCACTCATGTTCTGGGGGGAAGTTCCAAGGATAGGGTCGAGGTGGATAAGAAACACAGCCACTTGCAATAAGTAGTGCTAATCCTATCCCTGCTCTTTGAAGTCGTAGAACCATAGCTCCTCCTCGCTTTCGCTAACCCACCTACTGCCTGTATGCTCGCAGCTAAACTCTTGGCTAAAGACCCTCCAGTCGGGTTTCATTGGGAATTGTTTGGCGATAAACGACCCACCGTCCATCCACAACACACGATTGTTGGGTTGTAAAAAATATTGACCACCTTCTCCCACCAGCACATGACCACACTTATGCCCTGCCGCCATCTCGCCGTAGCCAGAGGTATAGTGGGGGCCAAAACACCAGTCCAAGGTGAACATATACTTTGCTTTTTCAAAGGTTTTGTTCTTTAGCATGATGTTTGCTGCCCGATTCTTGCAGTAGTCCAAGATATTAACCGAACAATAGTAGCTCATGGAGTCCCATAGCTGTATCCAATCTAGCGGGTAAGACGATCCTCCCGTATCCTCTGCATGGAGATAATGGATTGGAACACGGGCATGCTGGCTTCCGTATTCGGTCATCACACTAAACAACCCACACCGCTGGGGGATAGAAGTGAAGGCAAATACCTCGATTAGTTGTCTCTCCCTACTGACACAGGGTTCTAAATCGTAAAAGAATCCCTCGTCTACGAAAGCAAAGAAGGTGGGGATATTGACGTTGAGATAGTTGCTCATTGGTCGGCAATTTTACGCAGGAGTCTTGTCTGTTCGCGCAACTCCGAAAGTTGGCGGC